AGTGCTTTGACTGTGCTGTGGTTGAGGGTCTGTTAAGAATGCCGGAACTCCTTCTATAATACTAGCCACACTAGGACTACTGTTGTAGACTATGGTGGCCCACGCATTGTGCAGATCGTCTCTAAGGTCAGTCTTGGTGCTTATCGATACTGATTTATGATTCACTTTAAGATATCCGTTAATTTTTTTATCGCCTGGGTGAGGTCTAACAACGATGGGTCTCTTACTGTATTTTCTTATTTCTAAAATAGTTGAGTTCATCCACTGAATCACATCTAACCCTCTCATACTCCATCCACCGTTTCTTTGCAGACAAATTAAAATATGATTGCCTTGTGTTCTCCAAGGTTTTAAACTGATTCCTAGATCTCTGCTGATTTGTTCCCATCGACTAGGATCTATGTCTCGATCAAAATAAAATCCAGTAGTCGGAAATACCCCGTCAAAACTATATCTCAAATAATGCAAGGAGTTAGTTTTATCTGCATATAGAAATAGATTACTGTCTACTATTAATGATCGTTTGTTTGTGCGTTTCTGAAGATCTACCGCATTCTGTCTCAATTGTAAATGAGGAGCAGATTTACCGTGTTCATGCACGAATCCCTGTATCAGTGCAACATCGCAGGTTAGTGCATTTAGTCCTCGATGAGCTATTGCGTTATCGCCTGATGTTAACACACCTTGACAAAAATAATCCAATATCTGAGGTTTTTCTAGATTTCTATTATTCGGAGGAATGCCGGCATAATAGGCCACTGCTGTTAGATTAGACATTGTGATATCGTCTCACAATGTCTAGAGCTGTGCCGTCTATTAATTCGTCATAGGTAAATTGGCAATAGCTGAGCCATGCTAGCCAATCTCCCAACGGTCCGTAATAAAGGTCATTAATTTGACTAAGGTCGTTTCTAGTCACAGTATTGCTGACATGCTTGTCTAGAGTAATCGCCGGAACACCCGCCCAAATAGATTCCACAGCACTATTAGAATTAATACTAACGGTACAGTAATAATCTCCGTCTTTTAATGTTTGGTAGAGACTAGTTCTAGTTTTTTTGTTAATCTTTGATCGAATTTCTATAGGACGATCTGTGTATTTTTTTAATTCGTTGGATACTTGTTCAGTCCAAGATTTTGCATCAACATGCATGATGCTGGCAGCAAATTCACCGGGTTCAACAATTAATATTTTTTCTCCGTCCTTACGCCACGGCCTTGGAAATGTTGTGAAATTTGTTAATCTATCTGCCGGGGCAATAAATTGATTATTAAAATGTAGATGATTCCTTGTGAGTCTATGCCACTTCTTATTGGATTCGACAAAATTAGTATACCCACTATCTATAAACCAAAAAGGAAGATTATTGTCAATTTTATCAACTATTATATTTTCATTACCTACAGTATTTCTTAACAAACAGTCTTCGGAGCTATCTTTAAAATCGCCTCGCCGTATCATTTCTGCGTTGGGATCAATTTGTAATCCTACAGTTTTACAAAAATATTCAATATTGCTTTTTTTATAATTAGCAATTAGAAACTCCTCTCCAAATTTTTGAATAAAATATTCAGAATGTTTTGTGATTGTTTTATGATATCGATTTTTTTGAAAAGAAATTTCAGATTTTAAAACACTCACATATTTTTTTAAATCATCTTCTATGGCCTTGACAATCTTATCATAGACTTTTTCACGATTAAGTTCTTTACCTTTGTTTTTTCTTTCAATTGCCCATGTCATCACTTCTTTAATTTTTTCATCAGATTTTTTAATTTTTTTAGCATGTTCGTAAACACAGTTATCGATAAAAGATACGAGATAAGTCGATATCTCTTTGTTGTTAAGTAAAATTTTCATTTAATATCTCTGTAATATTTTCCAAGCAGTACCGTCGTACATTTCATCCAGTGTAAATTGACCATAGGCTAGACTATAACACTGCTGTAAAATTAGATTTAAGTCTGGTTTAAACGGATTGCGTAATTGTGATAAATCAGTTGATGTCAACGGTGAAGCTGCACACGGCACCGACACAAATGCCGGAATCCCATATAACACTGATTCTAAAGCAGCAATACTATTAAATGCTACTGTAGCATATACGCCCGAATCAAATGCATCATATATAGTGTATCCGTTATTTCTTTCTCTTCGAGATGTTTTATATCTAATTTCAATAGGCAGATCGCTGAATTTTTTAATTTCTGTGATAGTTTTATCTTTCCAGGTCTCTATATCAATACCATAATGCTGACAAGATTTTGGATTAGGCATAACTAACAATATTTTATTATTATAATTTTTCCAGCCTTGCCATTCTAATCTTTTATCCTGTTCCAACAATCTCTGCCATCGATCTGGTGGACATTCTCTCAAAGTATGATGCTGTAAAGAATTCTTTACAATCCTGTGCCAAATTTTTATGCCAGTGGGATTTCCTGGGCCTATAAAATTTGCTAGGTATCCGGTATCAGTATAATAACAATCTCTTTTTTGATCTATACATACTCGAATATGTTTTGCTTGAGTAACGCCTCGAACTACCATAGGTTTACTCAAATCGTGTCGATCTCTAGTACACTCTCCATTAGATCCTATTATGATAAGATCCTCAATTTCTAACTGTTTAAGGTCTTTGGTTTTCACCACAATTCCTCCAACATTTGTTTTGCTTTTCCTGATCTCATTTCACCTATATGAAATTGTCCGTAAGCTAAATGGCATCCCCAAGCATATAATTTGTCGCTATCGGGGTAGTAAGGAGTTTCGATCTTGCTGATATCTTGCAGACTAACTGGACTCGCAGCATTTGCTGGAGCTAGAGTAAACGCAGGAATTCCTTGAAAAATTGCCTCGGATGCAGCGACACTATTAAATGTTACGAGAGCAAATACATCATCATTTAACGCTTGCTCTAGTGTATCGTGTACTACTCTATCAATTCGATTAGGTGCTCGTTCTCTAACAACCACTGGTCTATCGGTGTGTTGTTTGATAGTATCTACAGTGTCTTGCACCCATTGATCTAGATCAATACCATAATACTTACAAGGTTTTTCATCGGGTTTAGCCACTAAGATTTTTCTTCCGTCTTTCTTCCACGGATTAAATTTCTTATTAAAAATTTTAAAACGGTCATCGGGTCTAGAAATTATTTCTCCGTGTTGAAGATTATTTTTCACAATGCGATGCCAATATTTCCATCCGTTGGGATTACTAATTGAACGTTCGTTTCCAAAGTATCCAGTGTCTACATAGTAAAATGTTCGATTTTCTAACAAGCATCTTTTGATAATTTTTTTCTTTAATATTCCGCGAAGAACTATAGGATTATTAGATTCATCAAAATTAAATTTTACAGGATCTACAGGCCGTTCTCCGCAACCTGCTGCGAATTGATTAATATAATCATCTTCTGCTCCTTTACTTAAGAATATCCATCTATTCATTTTAGCATTTCTCGTAGATTTTGTTTCCATACTTTGTGATATTCACATCGACGATATTCTTTAAACCAAGGGCCTCCTTCGGTATAATGTATAGCCTTAGGCGATCCATCCTGGGGCTCAGAATACCATCCTGCTAGCCAATTCCATTCGGGGGACAGATGACCAATTTCTGAATCTGTAAGCCATTGGAATCTATGCAGGTATTGACCTGTTTGTGTATTAACGATATCGGGATCTATTTGTCTATTTGCAGGGTGGCCGCAGTTCCACAAGATAGCCGAACTCCAATTTTTTCTCGGATAAGATAGTTGCTTACATCCATCCATCTTTAAGCCTTCTTTAGGAGTGTAATCGTGTTGTACTACCATCACTGCATACTTGTCGTCGGCTTGATCAAACAATTTTTTAACATCGTCAACAAAAACAAAATCACAATCTATAAACAATGCCCAGCCTTTGTAATCAGCTAGATATGGTACTAAGAATCGTGTAAAAGTAAATTCGGTCGAGCTCAATGGATCTATAGATCTAGTGTATGTGCCTGCTTCTCTTAAATCTTTTTGTTTAAGTGCAATTACTTCAGCAGTTGGTTGATGTTTAAGTATGCTATATTCGCATACCTGAAATGCAATATCCTCTCGAATGTCGTAGCCAATAAAAATTTTCATCGTCTTTCTATGTCCTCTTCAATGCACTGGTCGCCGTACTGTATTTCTACAATCTTTAACGGATGATCGTAAGGATTTGTAAGTTGATGCCATTCTTGTTTAGTAATATGTAGTTGATTGTGCTTATCTAAAATCGCCGGCGGCAGTTGGTAATCTAATGGTGTGGATCGGTTGACCACAGCTTGCCCATCACTAACTATCCAATATTCTGATCGTAGATTATGTTTTTGCATTGACAAACTTTTGCCAGGATCAACAGTTAATTCTTTGACTTTCATGCCCGGCACTTCGTGTAGCACACGATAGTATCCCCACGCTCGTTCAGTCTTAGGTGCTTTCCATTCTTGTAATATCCAGCTACTAGAGTTTTTCTTATCCTCACCGCCGACCCCAAATACAAAATCTAAATGAAGCATCTCTTCAAGTAGATCCATCTCTGGAATATTTTCCTTTGTTCGATCTCCACCGTTGGCAAAGATGATTTGAGCATTTGGATGAATTGCTCTAACTTTTTTAATGGCGTCTTTGGCACTATTATCGCTGTCGTCAAAGTTGATGACTCGACTAACACTGTATAATGCCGCAATAATAGTTGCACGTTCTTCCCAGGGCATGAATTCTTGCCCTTTCTTTCGACGTAGCCACTCGTCAGAGTTTACACCAACGATTAACGAATCGCCAAGTTCTCTAGCTGCGTTGAGGTAGGCGATATGCCCGGAGTGGAGAGGATCAAATCCGCCAGTAACTAAAACAATCTTTTTCATGCAGATATTTATCTGCTACTATTATGATCGAATTTAAAGTGTGGCGTCTTCTAATCCCGCAGTGCGCAGTTTGACAATATTACTCAATTGCCACTGTTTAATATCTAACGCTTTGATAATACCCAACCACTTGTTGCGTAGTAGGGCAAAATCGTTGATAATTTTCTCAAAATCTACAACGTCAGCTTCACCTTCAACGAACTTTTCACAGTCCCTCGAAGATAAAGCTCGTTGATAGTTTTCCAAATACTTGCGAAAATGTTGACTACGAAGTCTACGAAGTTCGATATTGAGATATTCAAGAATACCTTCAATCTCTTGAAGTTGGTTAAATCGGTTTTCTACAATGCCAGGCATTTGCGCAGAGGCCTTCTCGATGCTTCCCGCTACGCGGACATCTTGTTTTGCTTGAATTAATTCAGCTTCATAATAAGCCACAGCATCAGGTATATATGAAATATCCTTCGAAACCCGATCATACCAATTCATTTATTCCTCATCTTCGTAATAATCATCTTCTTCTTCAATTTCCTCACCATCAATTGCATACTGGATGGCTTCATCTAGGTAAGGATCTACTCCCTGTAGACTTTCTAGAATAGTGTCTTTAATACCGTGATCTAGTAGAGTATTAACAAAATCACTAGCCACACCCCCTCTAGATTTTTCTGGTATATGTTCTACTATTACACTCCAAATATCTGCAATTAAATCTTCTTTCATTCATTGACCTCCAAGTCTGATTCAACTGTAGTAGTTATCTCAGATGTGGTAATTTCTCCGTGTTTAGAAATGTCTTCCATTGCAATGTCAAGACCGTCTTTCTCATTACGTTCCCAAGCCTTGCGGAACTGCTTGATGATCTCACCGTCTTTGGTAGTGTAGACAAGACTGTTTCCTTCTTTCTTCAGCAACCCTTTAGCTTCAAATAGGTCGACTAATCCGCTATACGGACTCATACCTGTTTCATAAGGAATCTCAACCTGTACACTTTCAAACGGTTTAGCATAACGTGTTTTCATGATCTTACAAGCAGCACGGATACCTTGTACCGTAGTAGTCTTGTTGCCATCTGCATCAAGTTTTAGTTTTAGTTTACGCATGGCCACTACAATAGAGCTGGCGTAGATAAAGCCTTGACCGCCACTGATCTTGTCATCTGGATCAAACATGTCTTGGCTAGCGTATGTGTGATTGGTACACACCATACCAATATTGTAGGCGCCAAACATATTAACACAATTACGAACTAGTGCTGTCAGTGCTTTAGGCTTACGACCCATATCACCTTTCATATCACCGGCTTGGAATTGATTAACATCAGTTGGAGTTAATAACATACCTAAGCTGTCAATGATAAACAATATCTTAGGACGATCTGCTTCATCCATTAATTTGTATTCTGCGATAAACTCTGTGATAGTTTTTGCCACATCGTCGATCATGGCCATGTTAAGTTTTAACAACTTGTCTGGACTTGTATCAACGCCTAGAGCATGTAGCCATTTTTCGTCAAGCGCATTTTCTGTATCAATTAAGATGGGATAAATGCCTTGTGCTTGTGCGTTCTTAACTAGATTACCCGAACAGATAAATGATTTACCTGCACCGGATTCGCCGGCGAACACAGTTACTTTGCCTAACGGAATGCCTTTGTTAAAGTCTCCGCTAATCAAATAATTTAATGCATAGTTGTTAGTTGAAACCCAATCAGTGGGATCATTAAAGCCAATACTAAGTCCGTCGATAGACTTAGTGATCGACTTTCTAAATTTAGAAATATCAAACGCTTTTGCCATCGTTATTCACCCTTTGGTAATTTTTTTGGACTTACTACGATGTCTGTCCGACCAATCGCTTGTAGCCAAGTATTCAATCTATTAATGATTACAGAATCGTCTTTGGGATTATCAAATCTAATATCAATATCTGCAACTGTGTCGCCTGTTTGATCTTCGCGACTATTATAACTTAATGAAAAATTCTCGTTGATTTTTTGTACTCTTGCCATGTCATTCTCCTATAGTGGTAAGAGAGTGGGAGATTGGCTCCCACTCTGTACTTTAATTACTGAGGCTGTCTAGCACGAATCTTGGCAAGGATATCTTGCGCACGACTTGTACCTTCAGACGATGTTGATGCTTCTGCTCTAGGAGCAGGCGCTGCTATCGGAGCAGGCGTGTCATCAATATCCTCATCTACCGGAGTTGCTGCGGCACGTGGCGCAGCCGCTATGTTAGGATCACCTGTTGCTGAACCCATACCCGCTGGTTTGAAATACTGACCCCAACGTTCCATGTCATAGGCTTCACCATCCACGGAAGCTTCAAACATTTCTTTCATGACTTTGAGTTCAACATCAGTTGGCTTCTTAGGAAGGAAGTCTGACAAGTTATACAGTCCGTGAGTATCAATGGCTGCTTTTTCTGCATCGCTCAAAGCACGTTCACGACGGCTCCACTTTGATGTAGAGTAGTCAGCGAATCCACCTTTGCTAGTTTTAGCAATACGGAAATCAAGACCTTTCAAGTAGTCTGTTGGCAACTCGTCCAATTCTGGATCCAT